CGGCCCGACTACAAGGGCGACATCATCATGCCCGACGGAACCAAGATGCGGTTATCCGCATGGGTCAAGGAAGGCAAGAGCGGCAAGCGGTTCTTGTCAGGCAAAGTGGAACCCATGCAGCAGCAGACCAGCGGCGGGAATTTTGCCCCCCAAGATGGTGATATGCCTTTTTAGTGTAACTTTGTGAACTAATTACATTTACAAGTAACCACCACATGATTGCGGCCATGCGGTGTTTAGATAAAGGGTTCATTCCATCGTAACCCCTCGCCCTGGCTGCCGCAACAGTCAGGGCGTTTTTTTCTTACCCTATGGCAACAATTTCACTATTCAAGGCCGCAAAAGGAGCGGCAACACGCAACACCACGCCCGACGATCACCTGGACTTTGCGGAGTACATCACCAATATCCGTGATGGGTATTGGTACAACGAAGTGACCGCATACCGTGCCGCCAAGACGGACGAAACCAAACGCAGGCTTTCTGCCGTTACACCAAGCGGCAAGTTCAAGAAGCAGGGCAGGGACGGCCTTGACACCCATTCGGGGATCCTTTGCATTGACATTGATGCCAAGGACAACGAGGGCGTGAACATGAAGGCTCTGCTGAATGACGAGTTTCTTCTTGCCATGCACAAGTCCACGGGAGGGGAAGGGTATGCCGCCTATTACCGCATTGAACCCGATCGGCACCTGGAAGCGTTCTTCGCCTTGGAAAAACGATTGGCTGATAAGTACCACATCATTATTGACCCCGCATGCAAGGATGTGTCCCGCCTTCGGTTCGTCAGTTTTGACCCCGAAGCCTACCACACCGAACGCAAGGTGGCCGTATTCAAAGCCTACCTTCCCAAAGCCAAGGCAACGCCTGCACCAAAATTCTATCCACACGGCGAACACGATGTGGAGCATATCGTCCAGCAGATTGAAGCCAAGCGGATTGACCTTACCAACTCCTATGCTGACTGGGTGAAGATCGGCTTTGCCATTGCCGCAAAGTACCAGGACATGGGTGCGGACTTGTTCCATCGGGTGTCAGCCATATCCCCGAAGTACGACCCACAAGCCTGCGATCGGAAGTACAAAGCCCTCTGCCAAACCAAGCAGAACTCCGTATCCTTTGCGTCCTTCATGTGGCTGGCTAAGAATGCGGGCGTTGAAATCCAAACCCCGCAAACCCGCCACATCGTCTCAACCGCCAAGACCCACCGCATGCGAGTGGGAACCAATGGCGGCCCAAAAGACATCGCCTCCGCTACCGAAACGGCGGTCCGCATCCTTCGGGAAATTGATCAGATTGATGTCGAGCAGTTGGATGAAATCGTCGCACACACCATGCAAATGGATAGCGATGAACTCAAAACCGCATCAACCGAGGATTCGCCCATCAAGCAGATCAAAGCGTACCTGCGATCCTACGACCTGCGCCGCAACGCCGTGACTAGAAACATTGAACTCAACGGCCAACCGATTAACGATACGGATCTCAATAATATTTATGTCGCTTGCTTGGAGAACTTCGGCAAGAAGGAGGTCAACATGCAACTGGTCAACGCCATCGTGGATTCGGATTTTGTCGTTACCTACAATCCGTTTTTGGAGTTCTTCGCCAAAAACGGCCACCGCCAACCGAAGGGGTGCATTGAAGCCCTGACCAACACGATCACCAGCACGACCCAAGAACACGCATTCGTGCAGATGTGTATCTACAAGTGGCTCTGCTCCGTGGTTGCAAGCATGCAGGGCGATTACTCGCTGGCCATCTTGGTGCTATGCGGGGACCAGGGTATCGGCAAGACAAACTTCTTCCGCAATATCCTCCCTGCCGAACTGCGGTCTTATTATGGGGAATCAAAACTGGATGCAGGCAAGGACGACGAGATCCTCATGTGCAAGAAGATTATCCTCTGCGATGACGAGTTCGGGGGCAAATCAAAGCAGGAGGCCAAGAAACTGAAGGAACTATCCTCCAAGCAGACCTTTAGCATCCGCAAGCCCTACGGACGGGTCCACGAAGATTTGAACCGTTATGCGGTCCTATGCGGGACTTCCAACGACGAAGAAGTCATCAATGACCCAACGGGAAACCGACGGATTCTGCCCGTGGTGGCCGCAAGCATTGACTGGGATGCCTATGATGCCATTGACAAGACCGACCTATTCATTGAGTGCTACCATGCCATTCAAACCCACGGAAGCGATGCCTGGCAGTTGTCCAAAGCCGAGATCGCAATCCTCAACGATCGGACCCAACTGAATGTCCAGCCCGCCGTGGAGAAAGAACTCCTGCTCAAATTGTTTACCATCCCCGATCGGAGCGACGACCCCGAAGGCAAGTGGCTGACCAACTCCGAGATCAAGGATGTCATTGAGACCTGCACCCGCCAGCATGTGTCCGCACACAAACTTGGAGCCATCCTAAAGTCCCTTGGGTGTCAAAAAGTATGCCGAAGGGAGCGAAATTTCCTCGGATGCTATTTTGTAGTCAGAAATTACGAAAGAAGTGACTACGCCCAAACGCCTACTAATCAAGGCATTCCGTTTTAAGTAGTCAGTGTAGTCAGTTTTGACCCCTATTTTACATTGGCAATATATACGAGCGTGTGCGTGTGTGCATGTGTGATGTATATCTACTCATAAGAAAAAAAGTAACTACAAGTGACTACACTGACTACAACCGCCTCCACGATATCAGGAAGGCCGTTTTTTGTAGTCACTTCTCAAAAACCAAAGTGACTACAAGTGACTACGCTCAGACCCTACCAAAACCAAGCCATTGACCAAATGCGGACAAGTATCGCAGAGGGCAAGAGGCACATAATCCTGTGCGCTCCGACTGGAAGCGGCAAGACCGTCATGTTCACCTTCATGGTGGCATCGGCCCTTCAGCGGGGGAAACGGTGCATCATCTTCACCGATCGGGTTGAACTGCTGAAGCAATCCAACGGTGCGCTGGATCAGTTCGGGATCGTTCCAACCCTCATTGAAGCGGGCAAACCCCGACTGGATGTTTCGGGCAACTGTTTCATTGCTATGGCCCAAACCTACGCCCGACGCAAGAACAAGGCCGACTATGCCGACCTCATGGCTGGCATGGACCTGGTGATCATTGACGAGGCACACAAGCAAACCTTCAACCCGCTACTTGCAAGCATCCCCGCCAAGGCCGTGGTCATCGGGGCCACCGCAACACCGCTGCGTCGTGGGAACCAAGAATGCCTGTCCAAGTTCTACCAGGTACTTCACAACCCTGTGCAGGTCGGGGAACTGATACGCCAAGGATTCCTTGCCAGTCCCGTCACCTATGGGACAAACTTGGACCTATCGGGAATCGGGATGCGTGGCGATGACTACGATACCCAGCAGATGGCCACGGTCTATTCCAAGCGGAGGGTATTTGATGGCGTTGTCAAAAACTACGGAAGGCATTGCAGGGGCAAGAAGGCGATCCTGTTTGCGAGCAATATTGCATCCAGTCAAGAGGTCTGCGCCGCTTTGCAGAACGCAGGCCACAACGCCCGCCATGTGGATGGGGACATGGGCAAGCAGGAGCGGGCCGATGTGCTGGCTTGGTTTAAGCATACCCCCGATGCTATTCTTTGCAACTGCGATCTTATGACCACGGGATTTGACGAACCAACCATTGAGGTAGTTATCCTTTACCGGGCAACCGCAAGCCTTCCCCTATTCATGCAGATGGTGGGCCGTGGCTCCAGGGTGACCCCGACCAAGCGGGAGTTCACGATCCTTGATTTCGGCAACAATGTAAACCACCATGGATTTTGGGAAGCCAACCGTGATTGGTCCCTAAAAAAGAAACGCAAGAAGAAATCCGATGGCGTTGGCGGGGCGAAGAACTGTAAGGGCTGCGAGGCGATTATCCCCGTGGGAGCGATGAAGTGCAAGCATTGCGGCTACGAGTACCAGCGCAAGCCGCAAGAGCAGGGCGAGATGGTGGACCTGCACCTGATGACCAAGGCGCAGGGCATGCAGTTGGCCACGACCAGCAGCATGTACCAAAAGGCACAACTGGCCAAGGCCAAAGTAATTTCGCCGTATTGGGTCCTTCACAACCAATGCAAGAGCAAAGCCGAAGCCTTGGAGTTCATCCGCTATATGGGATGGAAGCCAGGCTGGGCCTTCCACAACAAAGACCGTTTTCCAATCCTAAAATAACTTACCCATGCAAGAGTTCAAGATTCAAGCCGAGTGCTTCCAATGGCATTGGAATAACTTCCCCGACCAGCGGGGCCGATTATTCACCGTCAACAACAACGCCCCGTCTGCGTATGCGGGAAGCGTGATGAAGGCTATGGGCGTGGTTGCGGGTGTGAGCGACATGATATACCTGTCTGCCGCTGGTGCCGTGTTCTTGGAGTTCAAAGACCCCAAGGGCAAGCAGTCCCTATCCCAAAAGTGGTGGCAGGGGGTCGTGGAAGCAGTTGGCTACAAATATGTAGTCATCCGAAGCGTGGAAGATTTCCAAAGGGTGTTGGCTGAATGTTCCTAACTTGTGTATATTTTTGTTAAACCTAAACCAAAACCCATGAAACCAACCCCCACCGATTTCCGACGCTGGCAAATCCACATCCGCAAGGAGTGCGTGTCTTGCAGCCGCCCCGACCGCTCCGAAACCATCAAGCCTTGGTCCGTGAATTGGACCCTGCTCGGTAGAATCCTTCAAGCCAAAAACGCATGACCATGCCCTGGATAAGACCCCAAGACCAAATGCCCTTTAATGGGCAACCCGTGCTGATTACTGACAACGAAGGAATGCAAATTGTTGCTTGGTATTGGGTCAAAGAGGATAAATGGCACTCCGAAAACCACTCTTGGTTTACTTGTGAAGTCGCTTATTGGATGCCAATTCCCGAAATAGTATAAGCCATGAACAATAATAGAGAAACTCAGCAATCGCCTATACAACTTGCTACAAGTCGTTTTGGTAATTTCCTTTATTGGTTTATTCACAACGAAATAGCAACTCCAATTTTCGTGATTTTCATAATTGTATTCGGGTTTGCATTAGCCCCGTTTTACATAGTTGTAAACTATTTTTATTGTTATTACTGTCGTGTAAATGGCCTATAATCCCCAAACCATAAACCCATGACCCCAGCCCTCATCCACCACCTCGTTGACACCACGGCGGCAATATTCGGCATAACCCCCGACCAAGTGCGGTCCCCATCACGGGAACGGCCCTGCGTAATCGCTCGGAACATCGTGGCCGATATCGCCTACAACGAGTACCTGTTCACCTTTGCGGCTATCGGTAAGGAACTGAATCGGCACTATTCCACCATCATCATAAACTTGGAATCCTTCAACAACGACTGCAAGGCGAAGCCGCAACTCCGCTACCTTCGGAGGCAAGTTTTCAACAATGCCCAAGAGTATTTGCAGACCGCTGAAGGGTCTTATATCACTGACACTCTGCTACTTCCACCCACCGAATAGCCCGAAACCGCTATCACGCCCAAGGGGTCAGCCTAACCGCTGACCCTTTTTTTTTGCAATCTTTGTGCATGCAGTCAGCAGACACCATCATACTGGACCTCTACCGAAGTGGCGAAATCCGCAAAGCCTGCCTTACCATCACGGGAGGCGACCCGCTTTGGCGAGATTTGGAACAGGAGTGCGTCCTCATCCTGCTGGAGAAAGACCCCGCCAAGATTCTGCAAATACAGGCGCAGGGGTACTTCAAATTCTATGTGGTGCGGTTGCTGCTGAACCTCTACCGAGGCAAGAACAACCAGTTCGCCCAAAAGTACCGTCACCACGACCTGCTCGAAGAACTTGACCCCGACTCCCCAATTCCACAAGCGGAGTACGATTCCTTGATGGACGACCTGTGGGCCATTGCCGAAGCCGAGATGGACACTTGGGCCAAGGACGGGGCTTTCCCGTACGACAAGGAACTGCTGCGCCTCCACCTGCGAACAGGGAACATGAAGAAGTTGTCCCGTGACACGGGCATCCCGTACCGCTCCATCATTTATTCCATCGACCAAGCCAAGGCCAAAATCAAGGCCGCTATTCAAAACCATGGACACGCTGATATTTCCCCTGCTGATAAGTAGTTTGACCGCCCTCGCCATTGCGGAGTACCATGTCCTGCCGCAGGTTTGGTACAAGACCTGGTTCGCCCGGCACAAGCCGTTCTCCTGCGTGACTTGCCTCACTTTTTGGGTGGCGGTCCTGCTTACCTGGTCCACTTGCGGTTGGATCCTCGCACCCGTGTACGGCCTCGCCTCTGCGGGGTTGACCGTTGTCATCCTCCAAGTCACGAACCGATGACCCAAGACGAGTACCTGCTGGCAACCAAGCACCGCCATTACTGGGACCAATATCAGGCCGCCCTGTTCATGCGGTTAAGCCCCGAAGCGGTCCACGACTTGCAGACCATCCTCGTCGCCCACGGACGACCCAACACAAATTGGTGGTGCGCTGACTGCGTAAAATCGGCACTCCAATACATTTACCAAGAGGCGGACCAATTCGCCGAAGCCAACCAGCACCAAGTCAGCCATGCCCTCAACAACCCCAACCCGTGACCAGTTCCAAACCTATGCCGACTATGGCGAAGGGGTACGCAACAACGCAAAGCGGGGGATTGAACTTAACGAGCGCAACGGGAACAAGTGCGCTACACAAACTGGTAAGGTCAGGGCGCAGCAACTCGCAAATGGTGAGGGGATTTCCCTTGAAACCGTTAAACGGATGCACTCCTACCTATCCCGTGCTGAAACCTACTACGACAACGCTGACAGTTCCAGCGACTGCGGTTACATCAGTTACCTCCTTTGGGGTGGCAAAGCGGCCCTCGGATGGAGCAGGAATAAACTACGGGAACTTGGCGAACTCAACGAAGGTTGACACCGAAGCGCAGCGGCAGGCTCGGACTGAATCGCTGATGATGGTGATAACCACCCTCTGCGACTGCATTGGAGCGGTGGAGGAATCCAACTCGCCCAACGCCTTTGCCGTGAAGATGAAAATCGTGGACAAGATTGATTCGCTGATAGACAAAATCGAATACTGATGGGAGCAGGAAGGCCACGGGTATTTGCGACCCCCGGTGAACTATGGGATGAGTTCACGGAATATTGCGACAAAACCAAGGAGCAACCAATCCTCGTAAAGGATTGGATTGGGCCAAAAGCCGTGCAGGTCTATCGGGAAAAGGAAGCCCCATTGACGATGGAAGGGTTCCGGCTACATCTTTGGGACAAAGGAATCGCTGATGGAGGCAAGGAGTATTTTCTCAACCGGACGGGAACATATCAAGAATTTACCACGGTCTGCTCACGCATAAAGGAAGCCATCCGGGCTGACCAAATCAAGGGAGGCATGGCCGGCATCTACAATCCTTCCATCACGCAGCGGTTGAACGGTCTTGTAGAAAAGCAGGAAACGAGCATCACCATTGAGCAGCCGCTTTTTGGCGATGGACTTTAAGTACACCACCGCCATCAAGAAGATTCGGGCGATGACCGCTCGGAAGAAAGTAATCCAAGGCGGGACGAGCGCATCCAAAACCTTCGGCATCCTTGCGGTCCTGATTGACCACGCAGCCCGCCATCCCAAGTCCGAGATTTCGGTCGTGTCCGAATCCGTCCCTCACCTGCGACGGGGGGCCATCAAGGACTTCGCCAAGATTATGCAATGGACCCACAGGTGGGTTCCCGATCGCTGGAACAAGACCCTGCTCCAGTACAACTTCGCCAACGGGTCCACGATTGAGTTCTTTTCCGCTGATTCCGAAGCCCGCCTCCGTGGGGCAAGGCGGCAGGTTCTTTACATCAACGAGGCGAACAACATTGACTTTGATTCCTACTACCAGTTGGCCATCCGTACCAGCCAAGAAATCTACATTGACTTCAATCCCACCCACGAATTTTGGGCGCACACCGAGGTCTTACCCGAAACCGATGCGGAGTTTCTAATCCTGACTTACCAGGATAACGAAGCGCTACCTGATACGATACGATACGATATAGAACGAAACCGAGACAAAGCGGAGCATTCCGCATATTGGGCGAACTGGTGGAAGGTTTACGGCCTCGGCCAAGTCGGGACGCTACAGGGGGCGATCTACGGCGATTACACGGTGGTTGATGGTATAGACCCATCCACGATGAAATTCGTCGCCTACGGGCTTGACTGGGGGTTCAGCACGGACCCAACCGCCTTGGTCGCCGTGTACCGCAGGGGGGACGACTTATTCATTCACGAACTGCTCTACCATCGGGGGCTGACCAACTCGGATATCGCCACAAGGCTGAAGGAATTCGGCATTACCCGTGCGTGGGAAATCGTCGCTGATTCAGCAGAACCGAAGAGCATTGAGGAAATCTATCGCCTCGGATTCAATATCAAGCCCGCATCCAAGGGACCAGATAGCGTAAGGCAGGGAATTGACATCGTGAAACGGTTCAACCTTCATGTGACCAAGGATAGTACAAACCTGATTAAGGAACTCCGCTCGTACACTTGGGCTACGGACAAGGACGGGCGGGACACGGGGGTCCCGATAGATTCCTACAACCACGCCTGCGATGCGCTCCGCTATGTGGCCCTTAACAAACTCGCCGTCAGTAACTCAGGGAAGTACTTGGTGGTGTAACTTTGGGGCATGAACCTTGAATCCATCATTGATTTGCTTTTGATTTTTGGCAGATTCTTTCTCTTATTGCTTTTGATTTTTGCAATCGCTTCCCTACTATGAAACTCATCCACTACTACCACATTTACTGCGGAGGCGGCGGCCAATGGCAACTCATCATGCACCAACACATGATGGCCCTGTGCAATTACGGGCTGATTGAGGTGTTAGACGAGATTCGGGTCGGCATCGTTGGCCCACCCGACCAGCGGAAGGTGGTGAAAGAAATCTTGGACAATTCGCTCGTGGCGGCAAAGATTAAGGTGGTGGTGACCCGCACAAACGCATGGGAGCAAGCCACGCTGACCGAGATGTACCGAGCGAGCCAAACCGAGGATGCCGCCTACCTGTACGGGCATACCAAGGGCAGTTCCGACCCCAGCCTCATCAACCAACTTTGGTGCAGGTCCATGGTGTTCTTCAACATCGTCGCATGGGAGCGGGCCATCGCAGAACTCGCCAATGCGGACTGCGTGGGAGCCTACTGGCTGACCAAAGAGGAGTTTCCCCAAATCGCTGACCACAACAACCCCGAAGGTTATCCCTACTTTGCGGGGACTTTTTGGTGGGCCAAGTCATCCCACATTCGGGAACTGGGCGAACCAGTAAGGGAGCACCGCTGGCAGGCCGAGCATTGGATAGGGAAGCGGGAAGGAATGACCGTCTATAACTCCTGCAAGGGATGGCCTGCACCAGATAAGTTCGTTATCACATTTTAGCCATGCTCATCAACATTGTCACCCCGTGCAGTAGGCCCGAAAACCTCAAAGCCATTGCAGAATCCATCAACATCCCAAGCAGGCATTATCGCTGGATAGTGGTACACGATGCCGACGAGTTTCCCGATATGGAAACCCCCAAGGAAGCCGAACAACACCTGTATCGTGAGGAAGGCAGCACGGCGGGGCATGGTCAGCGCAACTTCGCCAATAGGTTGATTGCAGACGGCTATGTCTTGCAACTGGACGACGATACTATTCTGCACCCCGACTTTTGGGAATGCGTCAAGGACTGCGAAGAAGACATCGTGAGTTGGGCGCAAGTTTGGCCAAATGGTGAACACCGACTGGCCGCTGGGAATTATTGGGTCGGCAGCATTGATTCGGGGTCGTTTATGGTCAAGCGTTCCGTCATCGGCGACCTCCAATGGCAGGCAGGCCGATATGATGCCGATGGACTATTTGCCCAACAAGTTGTCGCACGAAGCACGAGCCAACGCAGAATTGAACGACATTTGTCCTATTACAACTACCTCCGCCCATGAACTACAAAGAACGCATCGCAGAACTATTGCAGACCCCGAGGGTCTATTGGACCGCCTTGGAGAACGAGAACAAGGTGGACGGCCTCGTTGACCTGTGCAAAAATTACATCAAGCCAACGGACCACGGCGTTGAGGTGGGATGCTTTTCGGGTGTCAGTAGCAGGGTCATTTCCCTGCATTGCGGCCTTCTGCATTGCGTTGACCCTTGGTCTTGGGGCGCAGTAGCCCAAGCCGAGCAGATGTTTGACGCTATGCTCCCCGATTACCCGAACATCGTCAAGGTCAAGTTGCCCAGCGTCCAAGCGGCTGGGCAGTATGATGACCATTCGCTTGACTTCGTGTATGTGGACGCAGACCACGCCTATGCCTCGGTGGTGGAGGACATCACCGCATGGAAAAACAAGGTCAAGCAAGGCGGGTTTATAGCGGGTCACGATTCGTATATGCCCGAAGTATTGCAGGCGGTTCGGGACTGCCTTGGCGAACCCGACCGCTTCTTCACCGATACCAGTTGGCTCGTTAAGTTATGAAACTCCAAGACCTCACCATCGACCAGTTCCAACGCATCGCTGCGCTGGAGTTCAGCCCCGTGCTGACCGACTATGACAAGCGTGCAGGGGTCGTGGCGATAGTGGAGGGGGTGGATGTATCACTCGTCCGAGAAATGCCCGCCAAGGGGCTGACAAAGCGTTACAAGACGATTATCGCAGAGTGGAACGAGTTACCCACGCTCGCTTACAGGAGGCGGTTCAAAGCGGGAGGCAAGTGGTGGATTCCGACGGTGTTCACCGATGAACTCACGGCGGGGCAACTCATTGACCTCATGGACACCGACACGACGGACGAAAAGAAACTCGTCCAAAACCTGCACCGGATAATGGCGACCCTTTGCAGGGAAGGCGGGTTATTCGGCTACTTCCCTAAGAAATACGACGGGGCTTCGCATCAAGAGCGGGCCGAACTGCTCAAAGCCAACGCCAAGATTGGCGATGTTTGGGGGGTCGTTAGTTTTTTTTTGCTAAGTTCAGAATCCTACTTGAAAGTTTTGAGCGACTATTCCAAGCACCTGACCAAGGGGATGCAGGGCCAGTAACCAACCCCCTCGCTGGCTACGGTTGGCTCATGGTGGTGTGGCGGATGGCCAACAAGGATGTGCTGAAATTTGAGGCCATCTTTGCGATGAAGGCGGTGGAGTTCCTGAACTATGCGCTACTCATCCACGACATCTTGGAGGCCGAACGGATGGAAGCGGAGCGGATGCGCCGCAAGTAGGACACTTTGTTTGCGGGCCTACATTTACCAGCATGGAAACCAAAGTACTTGCCAAGTTCGGAAGCGGAAGCATGAAAGAGGTCAAAACCGCCGACCTTCAAGCCATTGGTATAACCGTAAGCCCGAAAGGCGGAGGCGTTGACCCAAGGCAGCAGGTGCTGATTGATTGGTTGAAGAATATTATCAAACTTGCACAAAAGAACCTGCTCACGGGTCGGGAGGACGGGAAGGATGTGAACGCCAAGGGAACGCTATCCGCAAGCCTTGATTTTGACCCTATCCCCTTGACTGCCGAAAAGATTGCAGTCAACTTGCTTGCCAACCCTTACTGGAAATTCGTGGACCAAGGTGTGCGGGGGACTATCAGTTCAACCCGTGCGCCAAACTCGACATTCTCATTCAAGAAGAAAGGCGGAGGCAAGAGCGACCAAGTTGGACCGATGACCCAAGCCATTGCGGACTGGATTACCGACAAAGGGATTTTGGTCACGCCAACCTATTCCCGTGAAAAGAAGGCCATGCGGACCGTTGAAGAGCAGAAACTCGCAGACGCAAGGTCTATCACCTACTTTGTCCGCAGGCGTGGCCTATACGCCACCAAGTTCCTCACCAATGCCCTCACTCCCGAACAAATAGATTTGCTCGTCAATACTATTTCCGAGGTATTGGGCAAGCAGGTCAGCCTTTCAACTTCCCGATAACCCATGTCCATATCCGTCCTTTCGGGTTCGCCCCTCGTAGCGACCCCCGTTTACAACAAGATGCTTTACAAAGTCAGCGGCTCGCTGATTGCCCAGCCTAATTTTAGGTATGTCTGCGATGTCAAGAACCCCGCAGGGACCACGCTGGCAAGGCTGAAATGCGACAAACTGCCGACCACCAACTTCGGGTTCTTTGATGTGCAGAAGGTCGTGGAGACCCTCGTAGCCCCGACCGCCCCATCGCTCACGCAGACGGGCTTCGTGGACCATTCGGGGTTTTATTCGGGGTACAGGTTGGACTTTACCCAAGAGTACGGGAACACCCCCGCCGTCACAGGAGCAACCACAACGGTCAGCGGGGTGATGGCTTTTGCAGGAAACTTGGAGCAGTTGGAACTTGCTGACTGGAGCCTAAGCCCGTACTTCCGCATCGGGAGCAGTTTCAACTCGGTCCGACCGCTGACAACCCCGACGGCTTTCACGGTGTACCAAGGAGGCAGCAACTTCCTCGCCATCAACGGGACCAAGTACACAACGGTATCGGCTAACGACACTTGGCTCGTATCGGCACGGGTGAACTACAAATCCGTGAACTACGATTTCGCAGTCAGCCCCAGCCTTTCGGGGACCACGGATTTCAACATTCAACGATTTGCTTGCGGTCCTGCGAACTTGTCGGGAACTATTTCTGCATTGAGCGGAGCGGTGGAGGGCGATTCCTACACGGTGCAGTTCTTGGGTAACGCTGGCCTTGGCTCGGTGCAAACCACCTTCACCTTCGGCCCCTGCCAGCGGTTTGATTCCATCCCCGTTCACTTTGTTAACAAGTACGGCGGGATTGATTCCTACACCTTCACCATGAAGAACCGAAAGCGGGCCAACATCCAGCGGGAAGTGTTTGGCTACAACTCCGATGTCTATGCAACCACGACCTACAACAAGGTTTGGGCGGGGTCGTTTGACTTCGTGTACGCCCTGAATAGCGATTGGCTGACCGACGCCGAATCCGAGTGGTTGATTGAGATGGTGCGTAGCGGGTATGTGTGGCTCGAACTCGGTGGCCAACTTGTGGAAGCGGTGGTCAATGCGAACCAGTATCAATTCGTAACCAGACGGAATGACCGCTTGACCCAACTGCAGATTGAGGTGGCCGTAGCCTACGACAACAACATCCTATGAGTGTAACCCTCATAGCCTACCCGACGACCAGTTTCATCAACGACTTGGCGGCGTGGAACAACTTCAACACCCGTGCCGATGCCGATGGAGCGGACACCAAGGAAGACGCTTGCTTTGACTGCCTGTACCTGCGCTTTGCGGGGCTGAATGCCATGCCCGAACTCGCTTATGTCCTTGACACTATGGGCGGGACCGACATTGCCGTCACCTATTCCATTGGCGACATTGAGGATGTGACAAAGCAACGGGGGTCGTTCTCAAAGACCATTACCCTGCCGAACACCCCGACGAATCGGGCCTGCTTTGCGTATGCTTACAACATCCAGTCCTTTGTGGGTGGATTCCAACCCAACAAGCGAATCCGTGCCGCTATGTGGGAGGATGGCGTGCAGGTGTTTTCGGGCGTGCTGCAGTTGCTATCAATGAGCAAAACCAAGGGGACCGTCACCTACGAGGTCGGGTTGTTCACCGATAATGTGTCCCTGTTCAAAGCCATTGAGGGCAATATGCTGGTCAACACGGCGGGCGTTACAGGCATGAACCACACGCCCACCAGCGGCCATGTGAGCGGCACTTGGACGGCATCGGGTGCGTTGAGTAGCGGGTATGTTTACGGCGTGGTGGATGCGGCGGGGTTCACGGACATCTTGAACCAAGGCGGCGGCTGGTTCCAAGCCCCGTGGTGGAGGCTCGGTCCAAGCATCTATGTCAAGAAGATGGTGGACCTCATCTTCGCCGAGGCAGGGTTCCGTTATTCCAGCACATTCTTTAATTCGTCCCTATTCAACAAGTTGGTGATGCCTTATGCAGCGGGGACGATGCCGATAAACCTGTCGGGGTCCAACATCCTTGCTCAAAGCACGGGGAACACCAATATATTTTTGCTTACAAACTATACACTCAATTTTCCTAAAGACACCCCTGCACCGTTTTACGACAACCCAGGATACTGGGTCGCATCGTCCAGCACCTTTGTCGCACCTGCGACCGATACAAGATGGAATGTTGACATCAATTTTACCTTAAGCGGGTCGTTTGTGTCGCCAGGTGGGCAACATCGTTTTGTGTGTAGTATGTCGGTAAGGAATTTGACTGCTGGTACTGATAATGCGGTAATTGGAAATTTTGATGTAGTAAATAACCAAGCCACAAAAATTACCTTTGAGAATATCACTATACCAGCAAACACTACCGCAAACATTGGGTTTCGTGTTGAGGACATAAGGAGCGGAGTAACTCAACCCTATACGCTTTTATCGGGCGCAACAGTTCAATGGACCTGTCTAGAAAACCCATCCAATATCGGGGTGCTGGATATGCGGACGGCCTTGCCTGCCGATGTCAAGCAGAGCGACCTCCTGCAAGATTTGCAGAAGATGTTCAACCTCCAGTTCATGCCCGACCCACAAGACCCGAAACTGCTTTATATTGAACCTTGGAAGGATTTTTATTCCAGCGGGTCGGTGGTGGATTGGTCGCAAAAGTCGGATGAGAACGCCGAGCAGAACCTCACCAATGGCGACCCCAACGCCTATACCAATATCATCTTCAAGTACAAGGACATGGGTGATTACCTGTCCAAAACCTATAAACAATCCTACCCGCTTGCAAGGGAAGGCTACGGGGGGCGAATCTTCAACACGGGTAACTTTTACGGCAAGGGG